AGCCGCGTCCTGCACCGTCAGCATGGTGGCGGGCTGCGCCACGTAGTCACCGAGCGCCACGGTGACGGGATAGCCGCGGGGCTCGCAGGCCGACGGGTCAAGCTCGGCCGTCAGATCGACATCCGAGATCCACGTCGTCTCGACGCGGACGCCGTCGAACACGATCAGGGTCTCATGGGTGAGGTACATGCCATGGACCTGCAAGGTCAGCGGCGGATCACTGATCGCGATCGGGTTGGGGTCGACGCCGGTCACCCGGGGCGGATTGATCTCGTCGATCAGGTCATCCGGCGGCTCGTTGATCGAGACCGGGAATGCCATGGTGAGACGGCCGGGGCCGTCCGGCTCATTGATGCTTTTGAGGCCCACGGGGCGCCTCCTGTCTTTCGGTTTCTGGTGGCACCGTCTCCGGCGATACCTCCGGCGTCACGTCGGAGCCGGGCGGCTCGTTGATCGAGTGCGGCGTCTTGGCAATGTCTTCCAAGGTCGGCGCAGGGGCCTTGGGTTCTTGCTCTTGAGTTTGTTCTTGGATCTGCTCTTGCCGTGGTTCTCGGGTCATGTGAACACCCAGTTGGTTGGCGCGGTGGTGCTGCCGCCCGAGGTGACGGTGACCGGCACATTGCCCGCCGAGGATTTCTTGGGCGCGTTGGTGACGGTCAGCGAGGTCGGGCTGGCGTAGTTGGTGGTCTGCGGCACGCCGTTGACGTTGACGACGCTGGCGCGGTTGAAATTGGTGCCGGTGACGGTCAACAGCGTGGTGCCAACGCCCGAGGCGCCGCCCGCCGACAGCGAGCCGATGGTCGGCACCGAAGCATTGGACAGACACGAGGGATGCGAGGCGTTCGGCGTCGGCATGGTGCCCGGCGTCAGCACGGGGCCGCAGCTGAAGCTCACCAGCTGGCCGATCGCGCTGGGGTTGGTCGACGCCGCAGTCGCCGTCACCTCGGTGCCCTTGCCCTCATGGTCGACCGAAGTGCCCGCGCCTGCGGCAGCGAGCTTGGCGGCGAACACGGTGAGCGAACCCGCGGCGCCGTCATCGACCTGCGCCTGCAAGGGGTCGGTCGGCGGTGTGGTGCCGACGAAGGAGTAGTTGGTCGGCGGCGTCGGGTTCTCCGGGGTCACCGTCAGTGCGCTCTGGGCCATTGCAGTCTCCTTTAGGGTCGGGTAAATTCGCAATAATTGTGAAAGGACAGATCATGTGGGCGACGCGGATGGAATGGAACGGCAAGCACTGGCTGGTGCATCTGTCGCGCGGTGACGTCGTGGTGGCGACGCTGTCGCTCGATGACTGGGCGAAATTGTCGGCGACCAAACTTCTGGTCGAGGATCGGGATGTCGCCGAGATGCACCGGCTCCGCGACCGGCTGAACGCTCAGCGCTCGTAGTTGTTCTGCGCGGCGAGGCCACCGATCGCAGCAGTGCCACCGAGGCTCAGCAGTGGCGCCTTGCCGCGGATAAAATCCTTCAGCACCTGCTCCGGCGCCTTGTCGGTCTTGTTCGCGGTGAGGTTGACGCGGTCCTCCAAGAACCGCAGGAACGGCTTGCTCTCGTCGGAGGCGAGCCCGGTCAACTTGCCGCCGCCGACCCACGCCGAGGCCTGCGTCTGCGCAGGCGTCAGCCCCAGCTCCTTGCCGAGCGACTGGTAGTATTTTTCCATCGCCGCATACTCGTTGGCCTTCGGCTGCGCCTGCCAGTATGCGGCGCGGTTGGCGGCGTCGCCGATCGGCAGTTCGCCGCCCGCCACCATCGCCTGAATGTTCTGCTTCGGCGCATCCTTCGCCACCTGAAACGCGGTCTCCAGAAACCGCGGATCTTGCGCGAGGATCGCGGGCAGCCGGAAGGCGTGGGTGTCGACGGTGACCGGCTGCTGGTTGCCGGTCAGATTTTCCACGAACGAGGCGGGCTTCGGGTTGTTGAGCGGGTCCCAGCCCGGCCCGGCGACGCGCTCCGCGTTCATCTGGTGCAGCCGCTGCGCCAGATGGCCATAGGGTTGCGGGTTCGGCGTGCCCACCGCGGGCATGCCCTCGCCGCTCATGGCGCGACCGTAATAGTAGGAGGCGTTGCGGGCATTGGCGCCGACCTCGGAACGCGGCGAGGTCGCCGCCACCATGTCCATGTATTTGCGAAACGCGGCGTCGCCGCCCGAGCCGAGTTCGGCGTTGAAGGCGGCGCGCAGCGGCTCGGCGTTGTACCAGTTGGCGCCGCCCATCTGCTGGCCCTGCGAGATCGTCTCCAGCATCTTGTCGCGCACACCCGGGTCATTGGTGATGTCGAGCACCCGCTGCGGCACGCCGCGCGGCGGCGCGTAGCGCGGCAGATCGACCTGCGGCACGCTCGGCACCTCGTGCAGCCGCGAATAGTCGAACAGGCCCTTGACCGGACCTGCACCGAGGACCGCCTCACCTGCTTTCATCGGCACGCCCGCCAGCGCCCCGGTACCCATCGGCAATGCCGCGGCCTCCAGCACCGGGGCCGGGTTGTAGGTGCCGGTGTCGAGCGCGGTCTGCGACGCGCCGATCGCGCGCTGCGGCAGCGTGGCCAGTCCCTTCGCCACGCCGCCAAGGATCGCGACATCCTTCGGCGCCGCCTGCTCCGTCCATTCCCGCAATCCTTGCGGCAGGAAGGTCTCGGCCGCGAATGGATCGTAGCTGTCCTGCGCCGCGAGATCGCCCATCATGGCGAGCCCAGCCTCTTCAATTGGTCCTCGCCGAGCGCGCGCGCCAGCGGCGTCGAGGCGGGCAGCGGCTGCGGCACCAGCATCGGCGGCAGCTCGCCGAAGGCGTAGTCGAACGGGCTCGACACTTCGCTCTTGTCCTCGTTGCGGCGGTCCTCAAAGTTCGGGCTTTGATGCCAGCCCGGGTAGGCGGTGAACCCGCTCAGCACGGCGGCGATCCGGTTGCGCGCATCGCTCACACTGGCCCCCGTGGTTGTGGCGGCTGCATCGCCTTGAACTGCTGTTGCGCCCTGCGGTCCTGCGCCATCTGGTCGAAATGGGTCGCCTTCGCCGCGGCGGCCTGCATGGTCTGGTCATGCTTCTGCGCCGCGAACTGCATCTTCATCGCCTCGGTCTGCTGCTTGGCCTGATGCTCCTGCGCATCGGCGGCGCTCTCGACCTGAATTTGCTGCAGCTTGGCGGCGCTCTCCTGCTGCCGCCCCTGCACCTCCAGCGCCTTGGCCTGCGCGTCGGTCTGACTGGAGGCCATCTGCGCTTGGTTCTTGCCCTGCACCTCCATCACCTTGACGTTGCGGTCGGCGTCGTCCTTCTGCTTGGCGTAGGTCAGTTTCATCTGCTCGATCTGCATCGCGGTCTGCGACTGCATCGTCGCGGGATCGGGCGCCTGCGGCTGGCCCTGCTTCGCCTTCATCAGCTCGACCAGCTCATCGATCGCGCCGTCGAGGCCTCGCCCGGCGCGGAACGGCGCGGTGGCGAACTTCAACACCTCGCCGCAGAACGACGCGGTCTCGGGCTGGGCCATGATCATCTGCGCCAGTTGCGGCAGCAGCTGGCTCAGCACGCCGACGAACTCGGTGCGGGCCTGTTTCTCGGCGGTCTCGTCCGGCATGATCGTGCTGTCGGTCTCGATGTCGAGCACGAACGACTTCATGCGGTTGTTCTTCAGGAAGTCGAGCACCTGATCGAGGTTCGGCTTCTGCAGGATCTTGTTGATCGCCTCCTGTCCCGCCTGCTGAGCCTGCTGCAAGGCCTGCTGCGCCTGCTGCCCGGCCTGCGGGTTCCGCTGCAGGGTTTGCTGTGCCTGCGGCAGCTGCACCATCTTGGCCAGCGCGCTCTGCTGGTCCTGCATCTGCCGGGCGATGTCGGTGACCTGCTTCTTCTGCATCGCCTGCGTCGGCAGTTGGGTCTGCGACATCTCGATCATGGTGGTCTTGGCAAATTTCTCGGTGATGATCTCCGAGGAAATCTCCACGAGGTCGCGGGCCAGCCGGACTAATTCCGACTGCTTGTCCTGTATGCGGGTGCCGCCGTACTCGGTCTTCATCTGCTGGGCGCCGAGCGTCTCGTTGGGATCGGTGGCGCCGCGCATGATGTCGCTGAGCCCCATGATCTGGTAGATGTCCTGAATGATCTGCTGGCGCAGCGCCACGCATTTGGTGATGGTGTCGGCGATCTGGTCGATCGGCATCCAGATGATGACGTCCTTGGAGCCGCCAAACGCCGCCCAGTTCGAGATCGGCACCAACACCCTGCCCGGCGTCTTGGTGGCAATCGCGGCCTGCACCGCGTCCGCAATCTCGGCGCCGCCTGCGGGGTAGAAGCCCTTGGCCTCCAGCGCATCGCTCAGCGCGTGGATGCGCGAGGTCAACAGGTTCAATTCCTCCAGCTGGTCCCGGTACTGCATGACGTCGGGCACCGGCACCAGCGAGCCCCGTTGCACGGTGCCGTAGGCGGGCTTCGGGCACGGGAAGAACTCGCGCAGGTCGAGGTGCGGGTCGTCCTCGTCGAGGATGTCCTCGCAGCCCTGCGCCACCCAGACCACGCGGCGGTCGCCCTTCGACCAGATCTCCCAGAACTTGGCGCGTTCGCGGCGGTCGGTGCCGCCCAGCTCCTGCGTCTCCTTGTCGATCCGGTACTCGGCGTCCTGATAGGCGTCGCCGGAATATTTGTAAAAGCGGTCGCGGGCTTCGCTGCGGGTCAGATAGGAGGCGGCAGCCACCCACGTCACCTCGCGCCAGTTGCGGGCGATCGAGTGCAGGAAGTCGCGGCGGTTCTTGAAATCGATGCAGACCTTCTCGCTGTCGTAGTAGCTCGACTTGGCGCTCTCGTAGCGGCACCACGCCACGCCGCGGTCGAGCAGCGCGAGATCGTCCCTGACCAGCTTCATCAGCTCGTCGATCCCCGCCAGATCAAACGCCACCACGCAGCAGCGCTGCATCAGTTCGGCCGAAGCCTGATACACCGGCCGCCGATCGAGAAACTTCGGCACCACCACCGGGACCGGCGCCTTGGCGTAGATACTTGGCTTGATCACCTCGCAGTTGGCCCAGAACATCTGAAACTCTTTGTCGCGCGCCATGTTGGAGAGCCGTTCGAGGTTGGCGTACTGCTTGTCGATGCGGTCGCAGTGCTCGTTGTATTTCTCGAAGGCGTCCTCGCTCTCCTGCAATAAATTGAGCCACGCCTTGGCCTTCTTCGGTTCGAGACTGGGGTTGAACTCCAGATCGTCGTGGCGGATGTCTTCCTCGTTCATTGGTATCCCATCAGCTTTTGATAGCTGGCCAACCCGGCCATGCCGTCGTAGGGACGATTGGTCCACGCCCTGAGCGCGTCGATCTTGTCCTGCAGCGAATGCTTCCGCAGTGGCACCGGCCGCGTCAGCGCCTGCCATGTCGCCTCGCTGCGTTCTTCCGTGACCGCCCGCACCTTCTGCGCCTTCGTCAACTTGGCGTAGCGCTCGGGATAGTCTTGGCGCAGCTTGCGGGCGAGCAGCGGCAGCGCGCGGCCCGCCACGATCTGCTGCGCGCGGGTGGTCGAGACGCCGTAGCGGTCGGCGATGTCCGCAAAGCGCATCGGCTCACAGCGCAGGCCGAAGCGCCACCGGACCGCCAGCGTCTGGCGCGGCGGCAGCTCATCGAGCATTGTGTCGAGCCGTTGTCGTTCTTCTTTTCGGAGTAATGCCGTCTCGGGGTCGAGCGGCGCTTGCAGGATCACAGCAGCAGGCCTCGTCGTGGTTCAGGTGGTGGCGGAATGATCAAACCCTTGGGTTCGGGCAGTCGGATCTTCTTCGGCGGCGCGACGCGGAAGGCCTGCGCCAGATAGCGCAGGCTGTCGGCGAAGTGGCTGGTCCAGTCGTGCACGGCGTTGGCGCGGAACGCCTTCTTGTCGTCGTCCCACTCTCTTCGGTACTGCTCCAGCGCGGTGACACCCTCTTCACAGCGCGGATGAAACACGCACAGCGGCAAGATCCTTCTCACCGCATTGATGCCGTCGGCGACGGTGGACAACGGCACCAGCATCGGGTGCAGGTCCATCGAGATCATGGTCTCGACCCGGGTTCTACCCGAGCCCCATTCCTTGATCTTGGCGTCGTGCGGCACGTAGTCGGTGCCGTCGGCCCAACCGTACTTCTTGCGCTTCTCGTCGATCACGCTGGCGAAGTGCTCGACGCCGACACCAGAAGCGGCGTAGCAGTCGAGCAGGAAGCACTGGCTTCCCACCGCCTGAAACCACCAGATCGCGGTGTCGTCGCGGACACCCAAGTCCCACGCCCGGTGCACCGGGGCGTTGATCGCGGATATCTCGCAGACCCGCTCCTCGTTCCTGACCTGCGCCATTTCCAGCGCGTAGAAGGCGCCGAGGATGGCGGCGTTCCACGAGCACAGATACTCCTGCTGGAATTGGGCATTGCCGACGTCCTCACCGTACAGCGCCTTGTATTCTTCAAGCGCGCTCTCCAGCTGCTCGTCGGTCAGGGCGCCGGTATCCTTGGCGGTGAGCAGTTCGCAGAACCAGTCCGGCGACTTGCTGGCGTGGTCGAACAGCGCCTTGGCGTGGTTGTGGCCCCTTGGGGTGGTGATGAAGGCGGCCCAGCCCTTGTTCTCCACCAGCATCGGCCGGTGGTAGGCCCACGCCGTGGGGTTGGCCAAAGCCCACTCCGAGTAGGTGATGCCGACGGGACCGGCGCCGAGGGCGGCGTCGTAGCGGTCTGATCCGATCAGCTGCCATGTGCTTCCGTTCTTGAAGCGGATGAACATCTCGTTGTCGGAGACGTTCTCGCGCAGGATGTCGGGAAAGGCCTCGTCGATCCGCCGTTTTCCCGTGTGGGCGTTGACCGCGTTCCAGATCGCCTTGCGTGCCTGTAGAAACTCCGGCAGGCAGTGCCAGTAATTGCCCGGCCGCCGCATCATGCTGAGTGCGGCGTGGTGCAGGCAGATCTCGTCCTTGCCTGCTCGGCGGTGCCACACCGCCATGGCGCGGTCGCCGCCGTGATAGAGGTATTTCCATAGCGCGCGCTGGTGCGGCCTCGCCTGCCAGCCGTTGTGCGGCATCGGGACTTCGGTGGTCATGGGTCGTGGTCGGTCGTCACCCAGCCGAATTGATCGACCACCACCAATCGCTCGGGCCGGTAGATGTGCAGGGCGCCCTCGACCCCCTTGGCCGAGCATTCGACCACGACGCGGGTCTGCATCGAGCGGGTCTCAAAGATCGCGCGCACCTCGCCGGGCCAGCGGTAGCCCTCGCGTTTCTCGACCTTGTCGCCGACCTTCATCCGAAATGCAGATTGCTGTAGCTCGCCGCGACGACTTCGCGGGCCTCGTTGCGGTAGATGCCGTTCTTCCAGTAGTTCTCGTCGCTGCTGGCGTAACCGATGGCACCGGTAAAATTGACGATCTGCTCATCGTCGCGCCACACCCGACAGTAGCCAGAGGTCTGGTGAAACTTCAGCTCGATGCGCATGTTGTATTTGTGGCCGCGCTGGATGTCTCTGGTGTCGGCGAAGATGCGGTTTTCCTTGCCGCTCTTGTCGCGGATCAGAACATGCATCCGCTCGCCGTACATCGACACGGCAAACGGCGGATTGCCGCCTGATGTTGAATGCCACTGCCCCATCACCATCCATTGAGAGGTGTTGGCATCGCCTTCGTGCACCACGAAGCCATATTCCATGGCGATCGGGGTACCGTACGCCCTGCGCGAGGCCCAGAACTCGACTTCAGAACGCTCCGATGTGGTCGGGTCGGTGTGGCCAGAACTGGTCCAGCGGTCGCCGGAATGCACCTCGAATTTGAGCGTGTATTTGTCGGGGTTGGCAATCGAGTATGACTTTGAGGGGTCATGCTCGACCTCGCATTGGTTGCCACCCACCTTGATCATCGAGCCGTTGGCGGCGTTGAACTGCGTCACCTCGCCCTTGGTGTTGGTCTCGGAGGGCGGCGGTTCGGTCGGCGGTGTGACCGGCGCGGTTTCCTCATAGGTGAAGCTGCCGGTGGCGTTGGTGAAGTTGATGGTCGGCATCGGCTTTCCTTTCATCAGGCTACGGGGACGAGCATCACGGCGCCGAAGATCACAAGACCGATCGCAAGCCCGACCATGACGCCGAGGAAAAATGCGATCGTGGTCGGGTGCATGACATGGAGTGCCTTTTCGCAATTATTCCGATAGTCTGCGCCGATGAACGAGCCGATCGACATGCTGGAAGTCCGGTTGGTTGCGAACCGGCTGGCGGGCGGCAAGTGCCCGCATCTGTCCGGCCGCGCCGTGCTGGAGGCCGTCAACGAGATCCTACGGCTGCGCGCCGAGCTGGAACGATTGAAGGAAAAATCAAGATGATGGGACCGGGCAAGTATGACGACCTGTGCACGCTGGTGCGCGAAAAGACCGGGGCCAGCGGCGTGATCATGATCGTGGTCAGCGGCGACAAGGGCAGCGGCTTCTCGTGTCAGGCCGATCTGCGGACCACGCTGATGCTGCCCACCCTCTTGGAGACCATCGCGCGGCAGATCCGCGAGGACAAAGCCGGGTGAGGCATTAGCGCCCTCACCCGCAGGCTCCACGCTTTCAAGGGAGGCGCGGGTCCATGTTAAGATTTCAGGTTCTGTTTGAGGCGGTGCTTGGCGACGCGCTCGGCGCCGGTCATGGGGCGGCGGGCGCTTACAGTCGCCCCGACAGTTTGAGGCACGTCACTTCGTGCCGCCGCCTCCACACAAAGCGGCGGTCGCTCGGCGAGTTGCCGCTTTAGGTGCGCGACCTCATCCCGCAACGCCGCGTTCGCAACCTCCAGCGCGGCCAGCTTGGACGGCGCCACCATGCGCGGCACCTCGCGTGTAACGGGACGAGGCTCCGGTAACGTTACATCGTTACAGACCCGGGACCAGTGACGCTCGCCGCAGGTTCGGCATTTCGGGGCTTCCATGGCGATCTCCAACCTGCAGGAAAAGCTGGCAGGTTCGGCGACACGGCAGGCCGATGCGGATCGGCTGTTCGGGAGCTACCCTAGCCGTGCCGGGGTCAGGGTAACGCTGCTGGGCAGCGCAGGAAAGTGGGGCAATAACCGGTATCGGTACCGGTACCTGACATCAAATCCCGACCTATCCCCCGGGGAACCACCCACCCCCTCCCAAAGTCGTACGTCCCCGGGATGGAGGTGGAAAGCGTAGCGATATCAATAGCTTACGGATGCGAGGTCGCAAGGGTTGCGACAGCTCAATGAACGTTTAGGTGTCGCGCTCGTGCTCGATCACCAGCGGCTCCTCGATAGTTTCACCTGTGATTTCAAGGACTTGGCGGATGATGACCTGAATTGGCCCACCGTTCCCGTCACCGCTGTGCACCTGCTCGGCTTTGCCCCAACCGCGGTCGAGCAAGCTGTTGGCTGCGAACACGCGGGCGCTCGGAGGCGCGCTCCTCTGCCTCACAATCCCCGCCAGCGTCCTGATACACGTCGCCGTGTGTGCTCTCGCCAAGCTCCTGATGTCGATGATTTTCTTCGCGGCTCTCGGCATTTACAGGAACTCACTTTCCCATCACTTCGACCGTCTTTTGAACCCTCTCACAACCTTGACCTTCACGGCCTTCGGTCGCTTTTGGATCAGGTTTTTAACCGCCTTTGGCGTCTTCACGGTGCGCTTTGCCCACGCCTTCACCATGCGCGGCCTCCATCCTGCTTCACCGGCAACAGCGAGGCGCCACGTGCGCCATCGAGGCCTGCGGCCTTCAGGATGGCCTCGCAACGCTCCAGCTTCTGGGTGACCGCGGCAAGCTCGTCGCGCAGCGTCTCAACTTCGGTCGGCTGCTCGGTGACCGGGTCATAATCCCGCTCCCACTCCGTGCAGCCGACGCCGTTCGTGCCCATCGGTCAGCGCTTCGGCTCGGGCACTACAGGCTGGATCGGATGCGCAGGCGCCGTGGCGCCACTGGGCGGCGGCGAGGTCGGCGGCTGCGGCAGACCCTGATCCGGGTGCGGCTGGCTACCCGGCAATGAGTGATCAGGATGCGGCTGGCTGCCCGGCAGCGAGTGGTCGGGGTGTGCGCCGGAGCCGGGCGCGGGCGGCACCTTGGCCCACATCCAGCCGTGGCCGGGCACGTAGCACCACACCCAGCCCGAGCCGGACGGATCAGAACCGGGGAGCTGACCGGGCATGCCGCCCTGCGGCGGCGGACCGGGCGGCTGTGGAGCTGGCCCGCCGATGTCGACATAGGGCGGTCGCTGCGGCCAGAGCCCGGGCTGGTTGCCGGGTAGGCCGTGATCCGGATAGGGCGGGGGCGCGCCGGGTGGTGAATAGATCGGCGGCATCGGGTGCGGTCCACCACCCCAATAACCGGGCGGCGGGCCGCCGGGCCGACCGGGGCCGACGCCGGGCGGGAAATAGCCCGGATCAACCGGTCCGCCGATGCCACCAGGACCACCAATGCCGCCCGGTCCACCCGGGCCGCCCACGCCAGTGTTGACCGGCGTGATCAATGCGAGAAAGGGCTGCTGCATACTGTTCTCCTCAGAGGTTTGAGATGTTGCCGCGATCGTCAGTTGCCGGATGGTTTCTTGTTGCTCTTGGATCTGGGCCGCGGTCGCCTTCGCCTGCGCGTCGATCAGGCGCCGCACCTTCATAGTCGCCATGGTTGGGAATGTTCCAACGTTTCATGTGAAACCGCTTGACCGGGCATTATGCCCGGTTTAGAGATGGGGCAGGCAATCAAGCCGCAAGGGGAACACGATGGACTTCCGTTACGTCACCGGCACCAAAATCATCACCGTCTCCACCGAGACCAGCTCGACCGATTTCTACAACCTGAAGAACAAAGCCGACGGCGCCCGCCGCTACGGCTACCGGCTGCAGGTCCTGCAGTACAGCAACCCGGACGGCGCGACCGCCTTTGCCGCCGAATACCAGACGCTGCTGAACGGCGACCGCTACCAATCATCCAAGCGCAGCGCCTTCGTCGCGACCGAGGCCGAAGCCCGCGCGTTGCTGGCCAAGACCATCACGGGCGCGCTGAAGCGCTACGCCAAACTGGCGCAGGACCCGGCCAGCCGGATCGAGCATCGCCCCTGATCCCACCTCCCACCGACTGCGAACCAGCCCGTCCTCACCCGGCGGGCTTTTTCGCGACAACCAAACGCTGCGCTGCAGCGACGATTGTTGGGGATTTCAGCCGATTTGGCTTGACGTACTTTTTCGGAAAAACCGAAAGATTTTGAATGATTGTTTCAAAACAGGGGTCGGAATTATTCCGAATAGTTCAAAACAACGCCCCAATCTTTCCGAATATTTCGCCTCAATAGGAGGCCCGTGGATTCGGAATTTTTCCGAATTTGATATTGGGGTCCAGAAACCGGCGAAACGCGCCAGCGCCCTCCGCAGCGCGCCTGAGAGCCTATCGTTCGCAATCATTGCGACATCTAAAAGGGTGTTGATTGCTCACTCACTGACGTTCTCCCGGTTCGGACACAGCACCATTTATGAGGCCCAAATCGTCATCGTCATAAAGGGATCTCACGTCGTCCCACGGTAGGATAATGCGAACATCGTGATTCATCCCGTAGGCTCGTCCACATGAACAGGTGATTTTATCACTGTTCTGACTGACGCGCTTACGGACCACGAAGCGATGCCACGGCAAATGAGTGCAGATCCAAATACCCATCACTCGCGCTCCGGTGTTACGCATTCCTTGGGGAATGCGTGGCCCGTCCAGAGTGCCTTGTAGATTGACCCACCGGGCATTATGCCCGATAAGGAAGCGGCTCGCTTCTGAGCGCAAGGGGACAACATGAAGACCGCCATCGCCTACATCCGGGTCTCGACCGCCAAGCAGGGCCAGTCCGGCCTCGGCCTTGAGGCCCAGCAAGCCACCATCGAGGCGTTCGCCTCGGTCGAGGGTTTCCGTATCATCCACACCTATGTCGAGGTCGAGACCGGCAAGGGCTCCGACGCGCTCGACAAGCGCCCGCAGCTCGACATGGCGCTGCTGGCCGCCAAGGCCAACGGCTGCCCGGTGATCGTCGCCAAGCTCGACCGGCTGTCGCGCGACGTCCACTTCATCAGCGGCCTGATGAGCAAGCGCGTGCCGTTCATCGTCTGCCAGCTCGGCCAGAACGTCGATCCGTTCATGCTGCACATCTACGCCGCGCTGGCCGAGAAGGAGCGCACCATGATCTCGGAGCGCACCAAGGCGGCTCTACAGGCGGTCAAGGCGCGCGGCCAGAAGCTCGGCTCGCCCACCACGCCCGCGATCATGAAGGAGCGCTCCAGCGCCTTCGCTGAGAGCCTGCGCGAGGTCGTGACGCCGATCATCAACCTGTCGTCGCGCCGGATCGCGGCGATCCTCAACGAGCGCGGCATCAAGACCTCGACCGGCACCGCGTGGTCGTCGGTCACCGTGCTGCGCCTGATCGGGCGCCTGAAGGAGGCCGCATGACCAAGACCCAGCTCACCAAGGCGATGACCCAGCTCGGCATCACCCAGTCCGCGCTCGCCTCGTTGGCCAAGGCCAACGAGCGCACGGTGCGGCGCTGGATGAAAGGCGACTGGCCGGTGCCGCGGCCGGTCGCGCTGCTGCTCAACCTGATGCTCGACACCAAGTCGACCATGGAGGATTTGCGCGGATGATCACCCCGGCCCAACTGCAGATGCTCAAGGATTGCGACGACGGCGACCCGACCGACTACGCCGACTTTGCCAACCGCTCCGGCGTCCCGGCTTTCGGCTGGGGCAACCGCGAGCGCGTCATCGCCGCGCTGATCCGCAAGGGACTGCTCGATGATGATCTGAAGGTCACCGAAGCCGGTCGTCAGTATTTGCCGCAGAGGAAACCATGACGCTGTTGATCTGTATGGCCGCGCTTCTTTTTGCGGTGTGCGTGTTCGTGGCCGATCGACGGGATGCGGAACGCGAGCACCAAGAGCGCGTCCAGCGTGCCGCGGCAGAGCGAGCGCAAAAACGGTGGGATCTCTGACCCCACAAAAACGCAAAAGCCCCGGGATGCGAACCGGGGCTTTTGTTTTTGGGATGGGCCGCAAGGGGGACTTGCTCGAACCATCGGCTCCGATGAGGGGCGCTTATCAGAGATTACCTGAAACTGCCCCCAAAACGACCCGCCGTCAACGGTCGCGCTCTTTCCAGAACTGGCCGAGCCGGTACCCGGCATCGCACAGGATGCGACACGCCTCGACCCGGGCATGCGCGGCGCTGCGGTAGCCCAGCAGCACTCCGACCTCGACCAGCCCCAGATCAAAGCAGGCGACGCCGTCGGCGACCAGCGCGGGCCGGGTACCGATCTGGTGCCGCGCCTCGTGGTAGGCCAGCCGGTGGTCGGCCTGCCGCTCGGTCTTGGCGAGCCCCGACATCGCGCCGGGGTCGTGCGCCAAGATCCGGTTCAGATCGATACTTCCCAGATGGCCCTGCAAACCGCCAGCGAGCCAGTGCAGCGCGTAGCGGCGCAGGGCGTAGTATTCGGCGTCGGAAAGTTTTCGGCGCATCCACGCCCGCCCCAGCGCGTCGTCGAGCATGCTGTAGCGGGTGGTGGCACGCGACCGGCCGGAGGCGGTGTGGAACTCACCCGCATGCTGCAGGCGTTCGGGAGTAGGTCCGGCGTCGTCGTAGGCGACCATCGCACTGTCCCAAAGAATGGGACTTTGTGAGACGGCCCGGCTGCCGCGTCAAGCTCCCCTCGGCGACCTCGCGCGCAGCAACAGAGAAGGTAGAAGTAAGTAGATAAGAATAGGTGATTGTTATTGGTATACGGTTGCTGCAGCAAACGGCATAGCAAAACGATAGCAAACGAGCAGCACTTGCTTGCAATGGGTTGAAATGATTAGCGGCGCCGAAAGCGGTTGATCGAGGCGACGGTGCCGCCCTTGGACCCGGCGGCGGCGCGCTTGGCCTTCAGCGTGTCGTAGCGGAAGAGTTCCGCATCCACACGTTTGTGCTTCCATCCACTATAAAAAAACGCCTGAATGGTCGCGCGGTGGTCGAGCCACTCCTCCAGCGTTAGCCGGACGATGTTCGCCAGCTGCCGATCATCCTCAGGCAGACCGCCGTGCTGCCAGTAGTGCGCGATCAGCAGCAGGTAGATGCCGTGCTGCACCGTCGAGAGGTGCCCGGTGTCGCCGAGATAGTTCCCCCAATACATCGGCATCCACGGGCGCGGCACGTCACCGAAACTCCGGTGGGATTGCCTCAAAGGTCACCAGCTCCATCGGGCAGGCATAGTTTTTCTCGACGTTGCCGGTGTTTTTCGCGAACGTCTCGACCACATGCCAGTACTTGCGCGTGTCGCATTTCGCGATGGCCCCGCAGGCGTAGTCGTGGCTGATCGCGATATAGGCCAGCACATCCTCGGCCCGGTCAACCGAAGCAACATTGGACACGAGCATCACCGGGTAGGGCCAGTCATCGGGACCGCTGAAGGTGATGCCGAGGTGCTTGACCTCGAACCGGCGCCGCACCACCCAGATCAGATCGCCGCGATCGACATAGAACGGGGCTTCCGCCGCGGTCGGCGCATATTTTGTGGGCGGGATCTCGATCGTGCGCCCCTTGGCATGCTCCACTTGGGCCCACACGAAGCGCGCATGCTCCGAGGCCTTCAGCCGCTCCAGAAATTCCTCGTGCTGCGTGCTCATGTGTTCTCCACGATGCGTAGCCACGAATATTTTCGGACCTTGCTGGTCTTGCCGCCCTTCATGATCGAGTGCCGCACCGTCAGCTTCTTGTTGATCAGCCCATCGAGCACCGCCTGCGGATTGCTCTGGACCTGCACGATCTCGACGTCGTGGTCGGCGCCATACTCGCGGCCCCAGATCGAGAAGCGCTGTTTCACAGGCACCTCCATGTCACCCGCGTGCACCGCGCGCCCGAATGCGTCGGGTGCTCGATCTCGTGAACCTCCAGCCGCTGGCGATAGAGCGCCTCCATGTGCTGGCGCTCGAACTCGATGTCGTCGGGCGTCGCGACGAACAGAAACAGCGAGGCGGCATCGAGCAGATCGACCGTGCTTTTCATTTCTGCACCATCACCTGATAGCGGAGCGCGAGCTTGAGAGGATCGATGTGGTAACTGGCCCAGAACTCGCGCTCGCTCATCGCATGCAATTCGAGGTGATGGTCGCGGCACAGCGGTAGCGCCCAGCGATCCTGCGCGCGCTGCGCCATGCCGGGCCCACTGTCGCCATCCACCAACCCGATGCGTGGATGATGCGCATCGACCGCGGGGCGCTCGCACAGACAGCAGGTACACTCGCGGATGAAATGCAGATATGCGCTGTCGCGCGACGGCGAGTGCTGGTTACGCTGCCCGGTCATCGGCTTTGCTTTCGCAGGCGCTGCACATCGTCCGCTGCAGCTGGTCGAGCGGGCAGCGAAACTTCCAGCCGCATCGCTCGCACTGGCGCGACAGGCTCCAGTTCAGCTTGTCGAAAGTGTCACGCATTTTCCAACGCCCTCCACGCCTGATATTCCGTGTCGAGGCCAAACCAGCGGATGCGCTGGTCGGAGAAGCCGGGCTTGCCGAGATCGGAGCGCGTCAGCACATCGCAGAGATCACGAATGGCCTGCGCCGCCGTTGTTTCATCGATCACCTGCCGCTGCTGCTTTTTTTCCCGCAGCCACGCCCAGAAGATCGGGTCCTTGCCTCTGATCCCGGCCTGCTTCGCCGCTCCCAGCGCGCGCCACTTGTCGCGTTCCATCAAGACGTGCTCGACCGGCGTCTCGTCGTCGTTGATCTCGACCAGCACGCAGGCGAAGCGCGCGCCCATCGCCGCGTTAACGATGCGCGAGTGCATGTCAGTGTGCGCCACCGTGAAGCGCAGCATCCAGTCGCCGCTCTGGCGTTGGGTGAGGCCGTCTTTCTTGACCTCAAGGCTGATGCTGTTTTCTCTCGCCCGATCGGCTGGAGTCCTCATCAAACATGTCCATCTGCGTCTGCGCTATCGGCGTCTTGCGTTTGATCCGTCGCCCAGTGAGGTCGGTGCGAACCTCGGTTTTGCGGATACCCGCGATCTCATAATGCGAGGTGCCGATCTGCAGGTGGCCGAAGATGCGCGGCTCGTGGTCCGAGAAATACAGCGCGCCGATAATTTCCTTGGGCTCATCGCTCATGCGGCGTCCTTCTTGGCTTGCTGCAGCAGGTGCCGCCGCATCTGGGGTGGCATGCGGTCGACCAGCGGCATGTTGGCGTGGATGAAGGCGTCTTTCGCCTCCGGCGGCATCCGATTGAGATCGGCCAGCAGCAGCCGGTAGGCCATCGCGCCGCCCTCGTCGCCCCAGCCCGCCTTTTTCGCA